CCCAGACCATCAACAACCTAACAACTTCTTAGCCTCAACAAGTCAAGCCCACCTAGACAAGCAAGAGCAAGCCTGACAACAAGTAAAAGCAAGCCTTGACCTAACATCTCAACATTGTTTAGCCCCCTAGACCAGAGGCAAAAGAAAAAAGATGCACGAACATTGCCTTGCCTTTCCTACACCTACCCCCCTGCCTCAAGAAAAAAATAAAAAGCACATAGGCATTAACCAGAGAACAAGAAAAAGTTTTTGAAAAGAAAAAAGCCAGGGCCAGCAAAAAAAGCCCGGAACGATTTGGCGAAAGGCCAAATAATAGCAGAGCCGTCTGACAGGCCAAAAGTAAAAAACGTTAAGGTTCATAAAATCGCTGCTGCCGTACAATGTATTGGCTCCGTACGGCACCTCTAAAATCCTGTACACTATAGAAATGAAAATCCCTCACCTCTCAGCAGATGAAGTGGCTTTTATCAATTCCTTAGATAAAGCTTCCGCTGAGTCGCGCCTTCGCGCTTTGTGGGAAGCAGGTTGGTCTCTACAAGCTCTTGGCTCTTCTTTGGAACCTGCCAAGCCAAAGACAACCATCCACTTCTGGGTACGTCGTGCTGAGATTGTTGAGCAGCACAGACCAGTGCCTTCTCCACCACCCCGCTCCTTCACTGTCTCTACCCCTGTAAAGACAGCGCCCCGTTTGAGGACCATTTCTCCGGGCGTCCCTCCCAATGTAAAAGACCAACTACGAGAGCTTTCTGACCAAGCAAAGCGTTATAGAGCAAGGACCCCAGATAACCACCCAGTATCTGTAGCCAATCAGCAGTTGACTACGATGGTGAAGACCCTCTACACCTTGGGTGTACCTACCCAAGCGTTGGCAGAGGCCGCTGGAGTCTCCTACCGAGCCATGGCTCGAAGGATTGCTAAGTGAATACCGTTTTTAAGAATAAGACAGGCTCATACGCCCCTGAGGAGTTGGCTGTGGTTGTTTGGTCCAACCCAAAGATAAAAAACGGCAGAGGTAAGCAAGTCAGAGCTTTAGAGACTATGACTACCGATGATTCAACCCTGCCTATGGTTTTTCCAATTACACTATTAAAAAAGAGACGAGAGTGGAAGAATGCCACCTTCGTTAATTCATCCAATGATGTCTTTACTCTCCTACCCAAAAGTCATAGAAGCGTCCCTTTGATTATTCCTATGACTATAGCCAAACAGGCTCTCGGTTGGGACAATTTCTACATCCCTACCGAATACACAGAGGAATAATGAGAAAGCAACTAGACGTATTTCCAGCCATTGTAAAAGTCATTTCTCCGGGCTCTCTTTCCGATCTTAGCCTCGCCAATGTCACAGGGGATTTACCTCAAGGGACAAGGAAGTTGGATAGGTGTCGGGTGGCAATTGTCAATGACACGATTCTGATTGCTGTTGACTCCCCAGAAGGTCCCAAGCTGGTCTTCCGTGAGAAGGTTGTTGAGATGATTAACGAGAAGGGTCTAGACCGCGTAAAGACAGAATCAGGCAAGATGCTTGCCTTTGTGAAGGACACCAACTGCGGCTGTGGCTCTCGCCTAAGAAGCTGGAACCCATTTGGCAATGTCGTCTCATCAACGGAGGACCCAAATGGCTTGGTTTGAGTTCGCCATCCTCGCTCTGGCAACCTATCGCATCACCAGACTAATAACGCGAGACGTTATTACCGAATCAATCCGAAACCGAGTGTGGAAGAAGTACCCTCCAGAGTCCTCAAAGCTTGGGTACTTGTTTACTTGTGAGTGGTGTATGTCAATTTGGACAGCATCACTTCTCTACGGATGCTTTATCATTACATCAGTAACTGTTATTGTTGTCGTGCCATTCGCACTATCAGCCGTAGCAGGTCTGTTGACTGCGTATGAGGACAAATAATCTCGTGCTCCGTAACAAAGTGAAGGGTTAGACAGTGGCTGTATTCAAGAAAGATGAACCACAGGAGCCAGTAAAGGCTGCACCTAAGGCAAAGTCTAATTCTACTCGTCGTCCTCGGACTAATCGCTCCCGTCAGGTTGTAGCGCCAACACCAACACCATCAGGCATTCTTTCAGTTTTTACAACTAACACTCCTGCCTCATCTGCTGCATACAACGTTCCTCGTTCTCTTACTGCAGCAGCAGTTCAAGTTAAAGTAAATGACAAAGGCGAGTTTGAACAATTTAAAAATCGCAGAAGTGCATCTTCTAGCGCATGGCAAGCAGAAGCTTGGGAATACTACGACGCAATTGGTGAAATTAAATACGCATTTAATCTTGTTGCATCTGTTGTCTCACGCATTCGCATTTACGCAGCAGCAATTGATGATGCTTCGCAAGCTCCAGTTTCAGTAAACGAATCTCGAGTTATTGAAGAGCGTCTTGCATCTGCCGCAGAGCGTGCACTAGAACGCCTTAACTCTGCATATGGAGGACAAGCAGGTCTTCTTAAGGATGCAGCACTAAATCTTTCTGTTGCTGGTGAATGCTATTTAGTACAAATGCCAGCACGTCCAGGAACTGGAACACCAGAGTCTTGGGATGTTCGCTCTGTAGATGAAGTTGTTACAGATGCACGTGGTGGTTTCAATGTTATTGGTCGTCGTGAACAAGGTGCAGGACAAGGTGGCGGTGCATCATTTGGAGTAAGTAGACTTCAAAAGAATGCATTCGTAGGACGCATTTGGCGTTCACACCCACGCTTTTCTGATGAAGCAGATTCATCACTTCGCGGTCTACTAGATCTTTGCGCAGAACTTCTTCTCCTCAACAGAACATTCCGTGCAACTGCACGCTCTCGTCTCAATGCAGGAGCACTTTATCTTCCAGATGGACTTTCTGTTGCAGCACAAGGTGACCCAGACTATCCATACGATTCAGAAGACGGTCTTGGTTCAGGTTTCACTGCTGAAGAAGCAGAAGATGAATTTGAAGAGCAACTTATCGATGCGATGACAACTCCGATTCGCGATGAAGAATCTGCGAGCGCCGTTGTTCCTCTCATCATTCGTGGACCTGCAGAACTTGGCGACAAGATTAAGCAGTTCAAGTTTGAGCGTTCATTCGACCCAGCACTTGCTGAGCGTTCAGACCGTGTACTAGAGCGCATCCTTCAGGGACTAGATGTTCCAAAGGATGTTGTAACAGGTCTTGCAAATGTTAAGTACTCAAACGCATTGCAAATTGACGAAGCACTTTACAAAGCACACATCGAGCCATTGATGCTTTTGATTTGTGACTCTTTGACTGTTGTTTACCTTCGTCCATATCTTCTTGCAAATGGATTCACAGAGTCTGAAGTAAACCGTCTTACTGTTTGGTATGACCCATCAGCGGTTTCAACTCGAAACGACCGTGCTGCAGATGCAGATGCTGGCTTTGACCGCATGGCAATCTCTGGCGATACATGGCGTCGTGCACATGGATTCTCTGACCAAGATGCACCAACTCCAACAGAAGTTGCACTTCGACTTCTACAAGAGCGTGGAGCAATTACTCCAGAACTCACAGAAGCAATGCTTAAGGCAGTAGCTCCTGAAGTTATGGAAGCAGTTCAAGCAGTAAGCCAAGAGTCTTCTGTTGCTCCAATGTCTCCAGAACTACAAAACCTTCTTGATGGTGCAATTGGAGAAGCTCCAGCAGCAACACCTACCGAAGAACCAGCACCTGCAACCGAGGAGGTTCAGCAGTAAATGGCTGAAGAGACTTGCCCTCCAGCAACACAGGATATTGCACTTAATCTTGACAACCGCAAGAAGGCAATTGATAGTGCAATGTATGGACCACTTAACCCTGCAGAACCAAACGAAGAGTATTGGACTGCACTAGGCGCTGAGTGGGGCGTTGATGTAGAAACTGCAAAGAAACAACGTTGTGGCAACTGTGCTGTCTTTATTCAAACTCCAGAGATGCTCTCTTGCATTGAAAGCGGTTTGACAGATAACGCAGATGAGTTTGATTCAATCAACGAAGCTGGCGAACTTGGTTACTGCGAAGCATTTGATTTTAAGTGTGCATCAGCACGCACATGCCGTGCTTGGGTTGCTGGCGGTCCAGTAGTTGCTGCAGTTGACATTATTGACGAAGTGGAACCAATCACCGCTGCACAAGGTCCTTGCTGGGACGGTTACGTCCAAGTAGGAATGAAAAAAGGCAAAGACGGAAAGATGGTTCCAAACTGTGTACCAAAAGATTCTTCAGATGCGAGTGAATTTGCAAAGCGCACTATCTCTCAAACTCCTGCTCCTAAAAAAGACCGTATCAAAGGTTCTGATAAAAATTCAAAGGGCTCAGCTTCAGGCGGTAAGAAAATCACTTTTACTCCTGCGATTGAGTCTTCTCTTCAAAAGAAAGTCGCAGAGCACAACGAGAAGGCACCAAAGGGTCGCAAGACAACTGTTGCCACACTCAAGGCGGTCTACCGTAGGGGTGCAGGAGCCTATTCCGTATCTCATCGACCTGGGATGACACGCAATCAGTGGGCGATGGGTCGTGTTAACGCATTCCTTCGTTTGCTTAAGTCTGGTAAGCCAGCAAATTCTGCATACAAGGCAGATAATGATTTGCTACCAGCAGCGCATCCAAAATCTACAAAGAAGAGTTCTTCCACAATTACTGCATCTGGTTTGATTCCAGAAGAGCGAGACCTAGCAGAAGCACTCATTGCTATTACTCAGAAGCATGGTCCATTTGACCAAGATGGTGATGGTGTTTGGGCTGGCTACACACCTGCTTATGAAAACGATGTCAAAGACATTGGAGTCAAGTGTGCAAACTGCGTATTCTTCCAAGGACCAAACAAATGCCAAATTATTTCTCTTGAAGTTGAAGCAGATGGTAAGTGCCGTTTTGCTGTTCTTCCAGAAGGTGCAGTTTCTGGTTACGACGTTCCAGTTCGTGACAAAGAAGATTTAGACCTACTTCTTGCATCTGCAGTTGCAGAAGCAGAACTTAATGTTGAATTAAAGTCTGAAGAAGAGTACGAAACTCCAGAACAAGCAATCTTTGCTATGACAGAATTTGCAGGTCTAGGTTACGAAACCGAACCTGCTTTCCGTGCTGCTTGGCTTCGTGCAGTTCGCAACAATGAGAACCCATTCAAGCGAGCATCTGTTCTTGCAGTAATGACATACGACAGCATGGACTCAGACCTTCTGCCGAAAAGGAAGAACTAGCGATGGCTAAAAACGAATCTGCCAAGAGCAAAGTACAGGTACCCGTTCTTTCTTACGAAGAGCAAAACAAGAGAATTATTGATGCTGGCCTTGAGCTAGTAAAAGAATCTAACTCTAAGTTCTCTGGCTCTCGAATCATCACACGTCGTGCTGCTCTTGCTGTTCTTAACCGCTCACTTAGCAAGTATGAAGGTGAGTCTTACTCTCTTCGCCGTATTCGTTCAATCAAAGAGCTAAACAACTACATCAAACTTGCTCAATACAACAAGGTTTTTTCAACTACTGTAGAAAATACAGACCTACTTCCAGTTTCACACCCACGCTCTACTCGTAAGCATGAACTAAGCACCGCTGAGTTGATGCGTTTCCGCGCTCGGTGGATTTGCGATGACCCTCACATTCAAGATGACACTGTTAGAACAGTTCTTGCTTCTGCATTAACTGCTCACCCAGCATCTCCTGAGTACGAATACTCAATTGCTCGTTTGCAATCAATGCCTCAAGGTTCAATCCCTCAGTATGCACTTCTAGCAGCCTTGGGTGATGGAAACTCATCTGCTGCTCGTCGTGCTCGTGCAATGCGTCAGCGCCGTGACCGTAAGGGTCGCTTTGCTTACATGGGCGGAGGACTTCGTGCATTTGTTCGTCGTGTAAATGGTGCTATTCAGTCTTTAACTGGTCGTAGCGTTGCAACTGATGAAAACAGTGACACCTTTGATATGGAATTGCCAAATGGTGATTTGGTTCGTGTTCCAGCAAAGTCTGCTGAAGGTGTAAAGGCGATTCTTAAGTCTGCTCAAGGTCCAGATGGATACAGCAAGACAAATGCAAAGGTTAAAACAGGCGACCCTGTTATCGAAGAAGCAGATCTTGTAAAGATTGATGCTCCTGCAGGATTTAGCAAAGATGAAAGCTGGTCACCTAACGATAACGACGTAGAGTTTTATGGAACCAAGATTGACCTTGGAACTAAGTACACAGATGATGCTTACGATGTCATTAAGATTTCAACTCCTAATGCTGCAGCAAAAGATAAGTTTGAAGCTGCTCAGCAAAGAGAAAACGAAGGACAGAATGTTGTTACAGAGGGTGCAGGAAAGAATGGCTCTCTAGACCCTAATCTTCCTGTTTACTTTGTATCTCGCCGTGGAGAAGATGACAACAAGCCTTTTGCTGTTGCACAGCGTTGGTCTGATGTTCAAGATTACATCTCACAAGATGAGCCAAAGTTTGAGAAGGGTGACCTCCCAGACCCAACAAAGATGGCTGAAGATACAGAAGAAGCCGAAACTCCAGAGGCAACTCCTGCAGAAGGTCTTGAAGGCCAACTCATTCCTAAGGTTGGAAAATCAGCTCTTAAGAAAGAGATGAAGCAGTACAAAAAAGATTTAAAGGATTACGAAGAAAACGGTGGACTCTTCCCACTTGACCCAAGTAAAGATCACATCGTTCTTCCTGATGGTTCTGTCGTAGACGCTGAGACTGGTGAACTCGAAAGAGATGCATCTGGAAACTCTGCAAAGAAGCCAGCAGCACCTGCTGCTCCTGCTAGTGAAAAGCCTGAAGAGTTTGACGTACCTGAAGGTGCATACAAGATGGACCCAGAACCTTATGTCCCACAGGGTGCAGGTCCTGATGTTGAATCTAAAGACTACACAGATGACCCTGCAGAACTTGCTCAAAAGTTTGACGAGGAAGAAATTACCTCTGCACTAGAAGAGTCTCTTGAAGGTGACGGAACTGCTCAACTTCCATTTGAGAATGGTGACGAGTCTGTTCCTGCTGAATCACTTCGTGACACTCTTGGTGAACTTGGAAAAGATATTGGTGCCGCTGTAAAGAAGGCATACTCAAAGATTAAGGCAAAGCTTGCTGGAGATAAGGGAGAACAAACTCCTGAAGTTCCACAAGATGTAAAAGACGAGCTTGGAAAAGAGATTCCAGAAGCTCCTATGCCTTCTGCAGAAGCAGACCCAGCAAAACTTCCTGCACTGCTTGATGGTTTGTCAGACGATGAGAAGGACGAGTACGCCAAGACTGGTGATTACGCAAAGCATCTTCCACAGAACACCGAGTTTGAAGTGCCAGATGGTTATAGCATCCTAGATACAAATCCATTTAACAAGGACCTTTACCCACTTCCAGAGGATGCTCCAGAAGGATTTACTTTTGACCCTCTAGACATTGCAAATAACTACGACACAGAAGATTTGAAGAATGAACTACGCCGTGGCATTGAGCCAGGTGGAGATGGTTATGGAATTCTTTCCCAAGAAACAGAGACAGGTGAAGACTACAAGGGCTACGTTCCTGTAGAAGCAATCCGTGATGCTCTGCAATTGCAAGGTGAAGATACCGACAGCTTGATTGATGGTATCTACAAAGAAGGCATTTCAGGTCAAGAAGATTCTGAAATTACTCCAACAGAAATCAGTGACGCTCTAGAAGGAGAAGATACTGAAACACCAGAAGGAACCCCAACACCTCAAGAAGAAGTCCCTGCCGAAAGCACGGAACAAGCTACGACGAATGAAGCGGGACCCCAAACCGTTACCAACGTTAACGTCGGAGAACCAACAGGACCAGCAAAGCTAAAAGCTAAGACTTCTGAACTTAAAGCAGGAGACGTTACAACTAACGACTTCTTTACAATTGAGTCTGTTGAACCTTCTGAAATTCCAGGAAAATCTTGGGTCACTGGTTACTACCCAGGTCACGTTTCTCAAAAGACAAAGTTGTGGAACAACGACACTGATATTTCTGTATTTAGAAATGTTGATGG